GTGATGGAACCACAGACGACACGGCAGCGGTTCTGGCGGCACTCCAGAGTGGATTCCCGGTAGACGGTGGAGGGCTCACGTATGCGGTCAGCGGTACGGTGCAGCCTACTTCGTTCAAGGGGCTTCGGAACTGCACACTGAAGCAGACGAATCAGGCTGGGGTGTTGGCATGTGTGACTCTGTACATCAAGGAGATCCCAAGTTTTTTTATTGATAACGTGCGGATTGACCGTGGCACAAATGTCTACTCAAACGCGGCATACAATACCGACGTCAATGTCGCACTAAACTACGTCTTTGGTCTTAAAGTTGAAGGGACAGGAGCCACGTACGTGGCCGATTTTGACATCCGAAACGTGGAAGTTTTTGGTCACGGAAGCGGGAACGGAATCGGTTTGTGGTGGTGCAGTGACTTCAGTTTAGCGGATTGCTACGTTCACGACATGAGTGCCCGCAGGGCGGCTGGAGCACCCGGAACACAAGATGACGATTACATTCAGGGGATCTGGCTTTCTAACTGCGAAAATGGAACGCTATCAAATAACCGTATCAAGCGGATTTACACTTGGAATGGAACCACTTACACGAACATTGCGGGGCGTGGATTTGCATTTGGAAATGTTCGGAGTCTGACCATTACAGGTTGCATTTCAACTCTTGTAGACCAGTGCTTCGACTTCACAGGCACCGGTGATGGAGTGGATGGGAATAGAAACTTGAGTCTGACTGGGTGTGTGTCTGATCTTGGTGCAGCAGTTGGGTTTAAGTTCGCCAACGCATGCCATGACATCATCGTGACTGGCTGCACTGCAATCCGGTGTGGTGAAATGGGGTTTGTGGTGAGTGGAATGACTGTTGCAGGCACATCTGTGCCGGAGAAGGTTGATTTTGTGGGGTGTCAGGCAATCAACACCGGATTTGTGTCTGGTCGCTCAAGTCTGACTTACCGGGCAGGATTTTATGTGAACCGGGAGCCGGACGTGGACGGATTCCAACCTCGTGCAATTCGGTTCATCTCGTGTTTTGTTAAGGATAATCAGGCCGTAAAAACGACTCAGACGGGCTTCCTGAACACTGTTTTCCCGATTGAGTTCCCGAATGCTGGCTATAACAAAAACTATGCCAACGTGGTTGAGAACTGTCACGTTGACGAAGGAATCACTGCATTTAATGGAATCAGCCCAAATGTCTGCCAATCAAGGCGCGACACTGCCCAGTCGATTCCAAACGGAACATGGACAGCAATCGCTTGGAACAGTGACGCTTTTGACTCAACTGGACTTCATAATGCTGGAACTAACGATGAGGCTTTTTACATCAAATCTCCGGGCTGGTATAGAATAGAGGCGAATGTAAACTTTGACGCAAGCGCAACTGGAGGTCGTTTAGCTAAAGTGGAAATAAATAATTCAGATGTTGACACTTCTATTATGAACAACGCTCCAATTTCAGGACAAACAACAAACGCATTCACGTCAACAACCAGATTCTTAAATACTGGAGACAAGATACGCATCCTTGTTTACCAAAACAGTGGTGGTGCTTTGTCCACTGTGGCTGGATGGAGTGCCTGCACTGTCGCAAAAATCAGTTAACATGACATCGCACACGTTCATCGCGCTCGTGATTCAGTCGGTGCTGTGGTGCCTGTTCGGTGACCCGTTTTACGGGGCGTTTGCGGCTTCGTGGTACTTCGTGGGCCGCGAGTACGCGCAGGGCGAACAACGGGTCATCCAGCGGTTCTACGGGAACCGGCGTGCGTTGGCTCCGATCTGGTGCGGTCTGGAGCCTCGGGCGTGGACGCTCAAGGGGCTCTTCGACTGGATCATCCCGACGTGCGTCGTTTTTTCGGTGGCCGTGGCCTTCCGGTGATTGACTGAAGTGCGTCAAAGATTGTTCCATCCCCGGATGGATGACCAAAGATTCCAACAAATAATGAGTGCCATCTCTAATTCAAAACCTATGGGCGGAGAAGACTTTAACCCAAATTCACTCGATGCCTGCATTGCTCGCATTCAAGCCGACATTCGACAAATCCTTGAGATCCAGAAGGGATTAACTCCTCGGATTGACGCACTTGAGAAGTTTCGGTGGTATCTGATGGGGGCCGCTGCTGCTGTCACCTTCTTCTTCAACGCAGCTTGGGAATGGATCAAAACACACGTCAAATGACCCTCTCAGAGAACGGGCTCAAGCTTTTGCTGGATCACGAGGCTGGCGGAGGTAAGGCGTACTACGACAAGAAGCTGGCGCGGCCTTCGTGGCCGGGCGAGCAGAGTGGGGTTACAATCGGGATCGGGTTCGATCTGGGGTACAATAACGAGGCTCAGTTTCGCACCGCATGGGGCGAGCAACTCGCTGAAGGGCACTACCAAGACCTCAAGAAGACCCTCGGGGTCACCGGCGAGGCGGCAGAAAATCTGATACCTGGGCTTAGGCATATCGTGATTCCCTACGAAACGGCGCTGGAGGTGTTCCTTGAGGTGACTGTCCCGAGGTTCTGGGTGCTGACGCTGCGGGCGTTTCCGCGAGTGCTGTATCTCCCGGAAGATGCGCAGGCCGTGCTGCTGTCGCTCGTGTTCAACCGTGGCACGTCCATGTCAGGAGATCGGCGTGTGGAGATGCGCGAGATTTCTGAGCTGCTCCAGAAGCAGGAGTACGACAAGATATCTGGCCGGATCCGGTCGATGAAACGGCTGTGGGCTCCCACGTCAGGGCTTGTGCGCCGCCGGGAGGATGAAGCTAAACTCTGGGAGGAAGCATTCGCATGATCGACCCATTCACGGCAGTCACCGCATTCGTCCCGGCACTCTTGGATGTCGGAAAGGCCCTCACACAACGGTTTCTCGCTCCAAAGGAGATGAAACCGATGAACGTCGAGGAGTACGTCCAGATGCGGCAGGTGGATCTGGAGATGTTCAAGGCCATGAACGAGACGACCTCTGGCGGAGCCAGCTACCCGTGGGTGGACGCCATTGTGCGGCTCCAGAGGCCGCTTGTGGCAGTGGCAGTGCTCGGAACATGGGCGTACACAGTGGCCGCTGGGCAACAGTCGGACTCCGTGAACAACTTCGCGGCGGCAATCGGGTTCTACCTGTTCGGAGATCGGACTCTTTTTTACGCGAAAAAGAGTAAGTAATTGAATAAATTTTCATCTTCAAGATCCTGATTATTAGTCACTTGCGTTCGCCTCAGATTCTCGCGCCACTTTTTGGTGGACTTCGTATCGGGGCGCGTGAATGCTGATTGCGCCATGAAACAACCACTCGTTGACGTCAAAAGCGTCGTCGGCAGATTCGGTGGGCGGGCGCAGCTTTGGCGCTCTCTTACCGCTGCGGGGATTGAGATCAGTCCTCGCACCATAGACAACTGGGTTGATCGGGGTCAGATCCCGATTGACCGATTCACAGAACTGGTGCTTCTCGCCCGTTTGCAGGGATGGAAGCTCATTATCAATGACTACCTGAACCCACTCAAATGACCATCGAACAACTCGCAGCCCTCATCTCGGCTACAAAACAACGGATCGATATCGAGCGATCCAAGCTCGAACTCCTAGAGAAAGAACTCATCGACAAGGTGAGTGACATCTTCGCCTCAGAGATGGAAGCAAAAGGAAAATCCCACGGTTCCGTCACTGGAGAAATCGACGGAATCAAAATGACATGGGACGTCAAACAGACCGTCTCATGGGATCAAGCCAAGCTCCGCAAAGTCTGGGAGGCACTCCCAGTCGAGGTCGGAGACAAGCTCATCGAGACCAAGTTCTCGGTGAAGGAAGCCGTATTCAAGGCGCAGATTGATCCGGCGATCATAGACGCACTCACAGAAGCTCGGACGACGAAGTTGTCGTCCCCAACCATCAAACTGAATGTCTGATTCAGAACTCTACATCACAATTTTTATTTTCGGTGCAGCAATCTGGACCATGTTCTCCAATGATTAAATTCATCAAAGCCGACGAACGCTCGGCAGCCAAGAAGGCCAAGGTCACTATGTGTATCTTCGGCCCGTCAGGAGCCGGGAAGACCACACAAATCAGAACACTCGATCCAAAGAAGACATTGTTCTTGGATCTCGAGGCCGGGACTCTTGCTGTCGATGGGTGGACAGAAGACAACGTCTTCGATGTAATTAAAATTGCAGCAGAAATAGGGGCTCACCCTTGGGAACTTGCAAGAATGGCGGCACTTTACATCGGTGGCCCAGATCCATCAGATGAAAGTGGTCCATATTCGCGATCTGTGTATGAAGGTGCTTGTGAGTTTTTTGGAGATCCATCCAGTATCGCACATTTCGACACGGTTTTTGTTGATTCGATCACTGTCGCCTCACGGCAGTGCTTGAAGTGGGCAAAGACACAACCTGAAGCGTTCTCTGAAAAAACAGGAAAACCTGACATAAGGGGTGCGTACGGACTTCTTGGCCGTGAAATGATTCAATGGATCACACATCTTCAACACTCTCCTAAAAATGTCATCATGGTCGGCATCCTTGACCGAGTGGTCGATGAATTAAAACGAGTGACATGGGAGCCTCAAATTGAAGGAGGTAAGACATCAAGGGAATTGCCTGGGATTTTTGACGAAGTGCTTACTTTGTCACCTGACTTTACTCTTGATGATGGAACCTTATATCGTGCTTTTGTCTGCCAAAAACAAAACCCTTGGGGCTATCCGGCTAAAGATCGGTCGGGCTGCCTTGAGATGATCGAAGAGCCGAATCTGGCCAAGGTCATTGAAAAAATCCGCGCTGGAAAGCGCATCGACAACATCCAAACCACAATCCCAACCCAACCCTAAAACATGTCAATGTTCTCACCAAATTCATCAAACTCAGGTTCCAGCGGCGAACTGATCCCCGCCAAGACGCTCGCTCAGGTCGTCTTGATCCCAAAGGAAATCAAGACCTCAAACGCCGGAGCCAGGTATCTCAACCTTGAGTTGGCAGTGGCGTCCGGAAAGCACGAGAAGCGTCGAGTCTTCACGATCATCAGCGACCCGTGGGACACCAACACGTCAGAGAAGGCTCGCGAAATGGCAATTGGTGCGATCACGCGGATTCTGGAGACGATTGGCGTCTTCAATCACGCTGATCCATCGACTTACGAGCGGATGAATGAGTCCTCACTCGAGGAGTTCGCTGAAATGATCGACGGGAAAATTGCGGGCATCGAAATCGGTGTCGATCCCGGCAAGGACGGATACGAGCCCAAGAACAAGGTCGCAAACTGGGCGAGCACAAATCCGAAGTCCGGCGGCTACAAGCTGTTCGAGGCAATCTCGCAGGGTCTTGAGACTCTCGCGAAACCTGCGTTCGGTTCTGCTCCAACGGTGAAGCAGGTCGCTCCGGCGGCAGCCGCCGCCTTCAAGGGAGCCGCTCCGGGCACAGGTGCTCTTAAATGGCTGAAAAAGTAAGAGATCGGGAACAGAATTGGCCAAATCCCGAAAGCTAGTATAGAACCGAAACGGTTGAGAGGCATGGTGCGCGGCGATGATCCGCGACGGGTGGTCATGGTCCTGCCTTGTGAAACACTCTCAACCGTTTCTTCCGACACAAAAGGAAATGATTCTCAGACCACGGCAGAAGCAATTCGTTGAATCCTGCCACAAAGCCCTCGACCAGTACGGTGCTTGCCTTGGCGTGGCACCGACTGGCGCAGGCAAAACAGTCATGCTGTCGGCGGCTGCCAGCCGCTACAAGACAGCACTCATCCTGCAACACAGGGATGAACTCGTCGCTCAAAACCGGGCGACATTCCAGAAGGTCAATCCGGGGACACGGACGGACATATTTACCGCTGACCGGAAGGCTTGGTCTCCGGGGGCCACGTTTGCAATGGTGCAGACATTGTGCCGCCCGCGCAATGTATCAACAATTCCAAGCGGGATTGACATCCTCGTGGTTGATGAAGCGCACCACGTAGTAGCTAACTCCTACAAGAATATCATCGAAGCATATCGGGAGATGAATCCCGATGGGCATATCCTCGGGTTGACGGCGACACCGCAGCGCAGCGACCGAAAGGCGCTCATCTCGGTGTTCCCGACCGTTGCCGATGTCATACAGCTTGAAGAACTCGTGCAGGGCGGGTTCTTGGTCAAGCCCCGGGCGATGGTCATCGACATGGGGCTCAAGGCAGATCTCGACCGGATACCGCAAACGACAGACTTTGATCTCGATGAGGTGGCCGAGGTCATGGACAAGAGCCCGCTCAACACTCGGATTGTGCAGGAGTGGAAACAGAATGCCGGAACCCGGCAGACGGTTGTTTTTGCCGCCACTGTGGCTCATGCCGAGCACTTGTGCGAAGAGTTCATCGCGCAGGGGGTGCGTGCAGTGACAGTCCATGGAGCGATGGGAGCCGCTGAACGCAAAGCCACCCTGGCAGCGTTCGACTCGGGGAAGTATCAGGTCATCTGCAATGTCGCAGTGCTGACCGAGGGATGGGACTGCCAGCCGGTGTCGTGCGTGGTCTTGGTTCGGCCATGCTCGAGCAAGAGCGTCATGCTCCAGATGGTCGGTCGCGGGCTCCGAAAGCTGGATCAAGCAAGGTATCCGGGGCAGATCAAGAGCGACTGTCTCATTATGGACTTTGGCTACAGTCTCGTGACTCACGGGAATCTGAATGCCGACGTGCGCTTGGCTCCAAAGCCGAAGGACAATGATGAGGAACACCAGGCTCCAGAGAAGACGTGCAAAGGCTGCGGGATCAAGCTGCCGATCCAGACTCGGGAATGTCCGGTCTGTGGGTACATCGAGGAGAAGGAAGACCGTGGAGTCCTTGAGGACTTCAAGCTGACTGAGATCCAACTCATCGACGCTTCCCCGTTCCGGTGGGAAGAGATGTTCGAGGGCCGAGTGATGATGGCAAACGGCATGGCCGCATGGTCTGCGATCATTCAGTTCGGCGAGCACTTTCACGTTGTGGGAGGCACCGAAGAGCCGAAGCGAGTTTGTAGGGTGGATGTCACAGACGAGAAGAACCAAGCCATTGCATCTGCCGATGACTACCTCCGGCAGAACGGAGACGTGTCATTGTGCCGGAAGAGCCGGTCGTGGTTGACGCTACCCCCCACAGAGCAGCAGAAAAAGTTTCTTTCGGGATTGACGATGTTTAATACTTCAAGATACAGAGCATCGTGTTTGTTGACATGGAAATTCAACGAAAGAAAAATCCAGTCACTTGTTACAAAATAAAATGATCAGAATCAACGGAGCTGAAGCTTTTATACCGAGAATTGTCGATCACTCGCCGATTCGTCACGCAATGATGAAGACCGAGGATCTGGCACGAGAGTTGAAGTGTGCAATCCAATCGGCGATCAGGTCAGGATTGAAGATATGCTATCCGCCAGACCGTGAAGTTGCGGACTGTGAGGACTGTGGAAAACCATTCGCAAAAGATGGTGAACCAAGAACGAAGTGTTCACCGTGTATGTTTCCGAAAATCGACGACGTGGAACATCAAAAGCAGTGCCTTTATTGCGGTGAAACCTTTGATGTAAACAAATTCAGCAGGCAAACGTGCGGAAAAGAAGAGTGCAAGAAGCAGAGGAATATCTCTTATTCTGCAAAAGTTGCACAAATGAATCGCAGAAAGAGAAAGAACAGAAAAGCAACCAAGTAACACAAAACATGAAAATCGTTAGAGTAGAGCAAGTTGATACAGGTGAACCGAACTGGGACCACGGAGCCGCTGGCATCAGGTGTCGTGCCGACTGGATGGATGCAATGGTCTACGTGATTGAGTTGCCAAATGGAGACGAGACCAGAATCATCGCGTGCTCCCGAAGGGATGCGCTTGCGACGGCAGAATCATTAACCACAACAAACTGAGATGTTTGAGCCACCAAAGAGTTATCACAATGAAGTCATCGAAGCCGCACTGAGTGCGGCTTTTGTGTCTAAACGGGAGAAGGAAGATCCACGCACGTATCTGGGGGCGTCACGTTGGGGACACCACTGCGAGAGAGCACTCGGCTATGAGTACCACAAGGTTCCAAAAGACCCGGAGACGGGGTTCAGTGCGAACACGTACCGGATCTTCGACATGGGCCACGACGTTGAGGCTCGCATGATCTCGTACATGAGGCTTGCCGGGTTCGATCTTCAAACGCATGGAAAGGACGGCAAGCAACTCGGGTTCATGGTCTGTGGAGACCGGCTCGGGGGACACTGCGACGGCATCATTCACGCGGGCCCAGGTATCACCAAGGCACCGCTTGTCTGGGAGTGCAAGGGGCTCAATGACAAGTCTTGGAATGACACCAAGACCAAAGGCGTGAAAGCCTCCAAACCGGTGTACTACGCGCAGATGCAGACCTACATCGCGTACATGTCGCTGGAGGGGTTCGTGTTCACCTCGGTCAACCGGAACACCGGAGAGGTCTACATCGAACTCGGGGAACCGGACATGCGAACCGCTCAGGAGGTCTCTGACAAAGCCGTCCGTGTCATCGAGTCTGAACGGCCCGAGGATCTCTCCAAATGCGCGGCAGAAGAAACCGACTTCCGCTGCAAGTTCTGCGACTACCGGAAGCGGTGCTGGGAGAAGAAGGAGCGTGTCCCCAGTGTCCCCGGCTTCGGTATCCCATTCAACATCAACAACAAACAGAGGACACGATGAACGTAATGAGTCAGTCAACAGAATCGCTTTTCGACGAAGGCGCAATCCGTACGCACTTGGATTTTATCTTCGGGCAGGTGGACTTCGAGCCCGGCCAATACGTTTGTCTGAGGGGGATTGGAGAGAAGGGCACCCACCAAGAGGGCAAGTTCCGGGAGGAGTTCTTCTTCGAGCCGAGCGTGAAGCCAGAGTGGCAGGATGCCGTCATCGAACACTGCCGCCGCTGGGGGAAGCACTCTGTTGCTTCGTTCATTGTCCCCTGTGTCCTCAAGGGGCCGAAGGCGACCGCTGACAACGTGGCTCTGTTCACGACCGTGGTGGCCGATTTCGACAACGGCAACACAGACGAACGGCTCAGTTGGGTCGCAGAGAATATCGGTCTTCCGCACATGGTCGTGCAATCCGGTGGACAGACCGATGAAGGCTCCCCCAAGCGGCATGCGTGGTGGCGCATCGAACCGACCGAGGACATCTCCGGCACCGTTGAACTTCGGCATGTCCTCGCGGAAAAGTCCGGGGCCGATCTCTCGATGGGCCGTGGCGTCAAATCTAACCCGCTCGGGCGGGCTCATCAGCCGGTCCGTATCGCCGGGACCATCCACGGCAAATCGAACCAGAAGAACCCATGCTGGATCGAGCACATCCAGCCCGGAGGGTTCCGGCTGCCAGACTTCTCGAGTCGCGTGTCCTCAGTGGATGCGGCACCGTGGAGTATCTCGCGCACCATCGTTGCCGGCATGTTCTCGCCGGACACCACAAACGCGAGCCAAGACGAACTGGATCTGAACCGGGATGTCCATGCCGGAGGCACCAGCACCACACGTTTCTCGGAGTTCAACCGTGTCGCCGGGCATTACATCCATTGCGTCCGCCGGGGAGACATGACGCTCGAGGAAGCCTTCAACGCCTGCGCCGGCTGGGCGTACGACCACATGATCCCGTGTTGGCCGGATCACCGGATCACTCGGGAGTGGAACGCTCTCGTCCAACAGGACGTGTCCTCAAACGGGAAGTTCCCTGAGCAGAAGGCACTTAGAGAGGACGCGCAGTTGACGGCCGGCGGTAGCATACTGGACTGGGCGGCGCACAAGTGGATCACCGATCCAGTGCCGCAGCATGTCCAGCTCGTGCAGGATCTCGTGCTCAAGGGGGAGCCGCATCTCTTCGTCGGCGAAGGCGGCAGCGGAAAAACTTTCCTTGTGGCAGACTTGGCACTGAAGGTCGCAGCCTTCAGGGATGGCGATCAGCATACTTGGTGCGGTCAGAAGATATTGGGGGGCGGGACTGCGGTGCTGATTCTGTGCGAGGATTCAAAGACCGAGATGCACATTCGGCTCAAGCAACTGGACACCGGGGGACTCATCGACCGGGCCGGTGACAGACTGATTGTGCTGCCGATGACCCAGCTCGGGGGAGCGTTCCCGCTGACCGAGCGGGACTTCAAGACCGGAGCCACCGTTGCCAGCCCTCGCTGGAGGGCACTCATGGACGCCATGAAGGCTCTGGAAGAACCGCCGGTGCTGGTGGCGATTGATACCCTCAACAGTGTCTCGCACGGGGATGAGAACTCGAACGTCGTGATTGCCGAGATGATGCGAGAAGCCCACCGGGTCTGCGGTGAACTCGGGGCGGCTCTTTTGATTAACCACCATATCCGAAAGTCCAACGAGCCGCTCAAGTCTCTTGAGGAGTTGCGAAATGCGATTCGCGGAGCGAGCGCGATCCCGTCGTATTTCCGGATCAACCTGGGGATGTATCACGCGAGCGACTACGTGCGGCGCATGGGCGCAATGGGACTCAAACCACGTCCAGGGCAGCTTTGGAAGTTCGGTATCTGCAAGGCCAACATCAACGGGTTGCTGGATGGCGAGCGGACACTGCTGAGATCGAAGATCGGGCTACTCACGGATGTCACCGAGTCCGACCCATACGCAGTCAGCAACATGAACGAACGCATGGCGTGGATGGTGTTCGCAATCGAGTCGGCCGCCACCGCTTTGCATCCCTACGCAGTAGGGGGCAAGAACGCTGCCAACGGGCTCTATAAACGCCGTGCCGAACTGCCGCCGATGCTTCGGTCTATCGGCTGGAAAGAGTTCGGGAAACTGGCGGACGAAGCCCTCCAGAAGGGGATGATCGTGCCGTGTGCTGTGCGCGGCTCCAAGGCCAAGGCATACTACGACGTGAGGGAAGGTGTGCTCTCGGGGGACGAGGCCGGAGTTGTGCTGGCGGCGGGCGCATACACCACCGTACCGGACTGGGGCCGGTATCAATACAACCCCGAATTGGGGTCGATTGAGAAGGTGTCAGAGGGTGTCAAATGGCGCGAGAATTTCGACCCGGAGAAGACCACAATCGGGGGCCGAAACATGCTCGTGGAGGCCGAGAACACCGACGAGGACACGGAGGATTGATTTGAGGACACGCATGTCAGCCAACAGAGTAAATGCCCGTGTCCTCGCCGTGTCCTCAAACGGAATGAAGGGGTCCAAAAAACAGGGTCTCGGAAAGCCAAAAGTTCACGCCGGGGACACGGTCGAGGACACGGAGGACACGTCGTTTTACTCTGTTGAGTTGGCGGCGTGTCCTCAAAAAGGGGGAAAAGGACACGTTCGAGGACACGAAAACGTGGACCAAAATGACGCACGTCACACGAAGTCGAATTTTTGCATAGTCGAGGACACGCAAAAGTTGCCACGTAAGTTGTTGAAAGTGAGTGCTTAGAAATTTATGGGGTGCCGTTTGAGGACTGAGGACATATAATAGGGAATAGGGAATAAATCCCCTAGTTCCCGTATCCTCATATTATTCGGATACCCTTTACCGCTTACGCTAGGGTATCCGTATGAGGACCGTGAACGCTGACGCTTCCTGATCTATTGAGTTGCGAAAGTGCTCAAATTTTGCGTGAAACGAAGTGCTAAAAAATGAAGTTGAACAAAATGGAGCGTGAGAAAATGTTGCTGCGGTTTGTGGTTCCGGGAGAGCCGAAGAGCCAGCCGAGGCCGAGGTTCATAAAAGGCCGTGTAGTGGCGACAGTGGACGCGGCGGTGTCGCGATGGCAGGAGGGGGTGAAGTGGGGTGCTGGCGGGGCAGCCAGAGGGGATTCCGGGAAGAGTGTGATCGAGGGCGTGAGTGCGCTGAGGGTGGACTGCACGTTTTGGTTCCCGACGAAGAAGAGCGAGCGGTGGGGAAAACCGCACACGCACAAGCCTGACCGGGACAACTTGGACAAGCTGGTGCTGGATGCGTGTGTGAAGGTGAACGCACTGGCCGGGGATGACTGCCGCGTGAGCAGCGGCTGGATTCGGAAGCGGTGGTGCCGCCCGGGGCACGAGGGGCTGCTTGTTGAGGTCTACGAGGACACGGAGACCGATGACGGCTACGGCATCAGCGCCCCCTCCCCGGACGCGCCGGAGTGGCTGAGAGCGTGAGGCTCATCCGGCGGTCGCCATGTACACCGGAGCGCCGTAGCTGGAAGGGAGCACAGAAAACGCCATGAGCCGTCGGAAGCGCCGGGCACCACACGGGCTCACAGACTCCAGAAACATCCCCCCAAGATTTTGCTCCATGACCTCCGGTGGAATCACCCCTTCGTGGAATTGAGTCGTACCGTCAGCGAAGCCGAGACGGTAGCGGTAGACACGGTACGGAAGCGGCTCAGGAGATTCTGGAATGTGCATCTGAGGTTTGGTTTTGTCTGGTTCAGTTTCTGGTTCCAAAAATCTGGAGGAAAATTTGAATCGTAAAAAATTTTCTCAAAATCCGAAATTTTGGATTTTGGTTTCCACATATGCGCGCCCAGGCGTCGTTATAGTGGTCGGGGGTCGCGTGTGCGAGCGTGCGGGAGGGCGCACACGTGCGAGCGTGTGCGTGCGTGTGCGAGCGTGCGTGTGTGTGTGTGTGCGCGCGCGTGTGTGTGGGCGAGCGAGCACAGGCGCGAGCGTGTGCGCGTGTGTGTGGGCGAGCATGCGTGCTCATGTTGCGTTTGATTGCATTCAGAACCGCCCATTCCGCTTCCATATTGGCGATTCTTGGCGGGTTTGCTTTGTGGGGAGTGTGGCCATAGCGGAAAAAGGTCTTGAGGCTTTCTGGGGGTGTTTTTGAGCGCTTGCTGGGGGCATGG